ATTGTTAGATGGTTGGATACAGGTATTGTTGTTGGTTCAAGTACAGCAAATATAAATGCACTAACACAATTTAGCAACCAATATGGAATAGCAATATTAACTACTGCCGGAGCTACATACTTCATACTTAGGAGGATACTTAGAGAAATATAAAATGGGAAAATTAATAAGAATGGTTTCAATATTACTTTTTATAGATTTATTATTTATAATCACTGGACAAATTGTAACAAATAGTCCAACCTCTGCAATAACTCAAGCACTTTTAGATCCTGGAAATATTCAATCCAGTCAAATTTGGACATTAATTATAACAGGAGGACTTACTCTTTTAACTTTAACAACTTCCGTTGTTGTTGGAATCGTTACAAGAAATGTAGAGTTTTTCTTCTTCATTCCAATTGCATTGGGAATGGCTACTATGGTGGGAGATTTTGCAACAATATTTGTGCATCTAGCATCATTAAATGTAGTATTTGCAACAATAATTATGGCTCCAATAATGATACTCTTCCTATTTACAGTTTTGGAGTGGCTTCGTGGAAAAGATTGATCAATAAAAAATAAAATGAAAAATATTAAAAATATTACAACGAGGAAAAAACAAAATGCCTGGATGTGATTTGCTAGATATAAGATGTATTTTTGTGAATGAACTAGTTGGTAGTGCGTTTCTTTCAATCATACTTGCATCAATACTTTTCTTCGTATTTTCATCAAAAATTAAAGTTGGGTTTAGAACTTCAATTGTGGTTGGGATTCCAATACTTTTAATTTTTGGATTAACCTTGACAGGATTTTCAACTTTATATGCTTTCATAACTGTATTACTTGGATTCATGTTAGCAGCAGTTTTCCAAAAATTAATTGGAAATAGATAATTAAAAAAATAAAAATAAAGAGAAGAATTTAAATAATATAATTTACTAGTAAACAAAGAGGAGTTTAAAATATGGGTAAATTCAATTCGGATATAAAGGTATTCTTTATGATTTTTATAGGAGTAATTTTGGCTATTGCACTTTTAACTCCTGCAGCAGATACAATTTTTACCTCAACAAATACTTTTAATAATACAAATGAAACTGTTACAGCTCCCGCAATAAATGAAACCCTTACATTAACTGGAAGATCATTAACTGGAGCAACACCGGTAGTTAGAAATTCAACTGGGATAAGTTTACAAAATGAAGGAGTATTTGTAACGGATGGACTAATTAATGGAGTTCAAACGGTTTTCTTACAAGTCAATGATTCAGGAGTTCCAAACAACGGAACAAGCGTAAATGTAACTTACTTTTTCGTTCCTGATGGATTTGTACCTGGAGCTGGAGGATTACTATTAAGTTTAGTTATTATCTTCGGTACTCTTGCAATATTAGTTTTTGTAGTAACTATAGTAATGAAGGAAGGTTCTATGAGAAACTTTATAGAAGGGTTTGGTAAAAAGTAATGGGCTTTTGGGATAATCTCAAAGAAGAATGGGCTGAACGTGCTAGAATAAAAAAGGAAGAGGATGAAATAGTTCGGCGACTTAAAATTGAAGCTGAAGTCGAAAAGAAGAGGGTGTTTGAAGAAGAATTTAAAAAAAACATCTTCAAGATTGTTACAGGAAAAGCAAAGAAAGAAGCCGCCGAAAAATCAGGGTTACAAAAACTTCGTGCAATGAATAGAGTAAGAAACCTAGAGAAATTAGAAAAAAATCCTTCAGGATTTTTAGGAAAGTTAAGTGAATACACACATAGGAATATGGCAAAGAGAGAAGAAAACCTCAAAAATAGAGATGAATTAAAAAAAGCTTTGGAAGAAGAAAAAATGAAAAAAACAAACAATATACATAAACCATTTCAAAGGCAATCATATTTTGGATAAGATGGTATTAAAAGCATATAGACTAAAAGATAAACAAAAGAAGGCCATGTTTAAAAAAAATAAAAGTAAGAGGAGAAAAAGATAATGGTATTAAAAGCTAGTTCTTTAATTAAACTAAAAAAAAGAGCTAAAGGAAAACCGGTTAGAGGTCTTTTAGTTGGTGGGATTACTGCTTTATTAGGTGTTGCATTATTATCAGAAACTGCAGCAGCAGTAAGGAGAGTATAATGGCGATAGACTTTAGAGCCAAAAAAACTATTGGGAATGTAAAATCCAAACTGAAATTGAAGTTCACAGGATTTATTAAGAAAATTGTAAGGAGGAAAAAATAAAATGGGAAAAAGAAAAAAGACTGGTTTAGGTAAATCTGGTTTTGGAAAAGTTTTGAAAAGAAAAAAAGGAGAATCTATAAAAAAACTCGCTAAAAGACAAACAAAAGAATTTTCAAAATAAAAACAATTTTAAATGGTATTAAAAAAAGAAAAAATTGTTTTTAGGATGAAAGGAGTTAAGCCAACCAGGTTTAGATTCAAAGATAATATTCGTTTGGGATTTCGTAATAATAAAATTGTAGAAGTTGCGAAGTTTAAAGAAACGACAATGAAGAGGAGGAAAAAATAATATGGCAAGAAAAAAAGCTAGGAAAAAAAAGAGAGTAGGAAGACCTAGAAAAAAAAGAAGATAACTTTATATAGTTTAAACATTTTAAAAAAAGATGAAGAATATTCTTTTTAATAAATTTTTTATTATTTTTGCTAGTATCTTACTTGTTTCTGGAGGAGTTTTTGCATTCTTTATTTTTGATTATAATAAAACAGTAGATTATGAAATAATTGGAGCAAAAGGAAATTTAACTATTACGCTAGATTTAACGGATCAAGTTTTTAATGTAAGTGAAAATTTAACATCCACACAAGATCTTACTATATTAAATCAGAATGGAGCAACAAACTTTATTTATTTACTTGAAAGAAATTTAACAGGCGTAACACCTGGTTGTGATCCTATGGGTGATATTTCATTTGAGTTGAGCAAAGGAAGTGAAATATTGAATGGAACAAACTTTTCTATGAGTCCTGGATTTAATGATTTTAATTTTAAAGTTGTTGCAGTTAATAATAGAGTATGTAATCAAAACATAACTGTTACATTGGATTTCTCTGAAGATTAAAAGATATGTTTATAAAGTTAATTGGATTTTAAAAAGGGAATGGAGGCGAATATATTTAAGAAGCGAATAGAAAAAGCATTTCTACTTAAAGAATTTATTAAGATAATTTTTCAATATCCTTCTAGTGATAGGGCTATAATTAAAAGAGGAATTGTTATTTCTGTTGGTAATAATGGATTTGAATTAGAAGAAATTAGGGATGGGAAAGTTGCCTATTCTTATAATCATATTGTAGAAATAAAAGGGGATACTGAAATAAGATGAAAGGAACTAAAATTCTTAATTTAATTAATAAACATAAAGATTTTGTTTCTGTTGAATGGCTTACGGAAATACTTTCAAAAGGGTTTTCAATAGACGGTCAACAAACAAGAGAAATTTTAGATTATGGTGTGCAAGTTGGATTACTTTATGAAAGTGGTGGAAGATATGATATTAAAGAATCTTATAGTTTAAGTTATACTGCACACGATTCACCAATTCACAAAAGTATTGAACAATTTAATGAATTTATTAATAGATTTTTTTTAGGTATGAAAATAAAAGATAAAATAAAAAAGACTTTAGATAAAAGAGAATTAATAAAAGATTTTCTTGAAATTACTCCTATTTTTTATGATAAATATAAATTATGGTGGATGTGGAATGATGAAGAATTCTTCTGGGAAAAGATTGATGAAACAGATATTTTTAATGCTATAAATGATGTAGCAGAATCAAACACAATTAACAGTAAAGAAAAAAATGAATTGCTTGAAGCTCTAAGACAAGAATCAAGAAAAAAGAAACCACTAAAACCTAAATCAAGTTGGGTACAATTCCAGGATAAAATAATAGATATTGATGATGGAAAAGAATATGCAGCATCATCAAAATATTTTATTTCAAATCCTATTAAATGGAAACTTGGCTCTAACCCGGAAACTCCAGAAATAGATAAACTTTTTATTAGTTGGGTTGGAGAGGAACATAAGGAAGAACTTTATGAAATTCTGGCTTTTTGTCTTATTCCTTCTTATTTTATACATAGGCAATTTTGTTTGATTGGTTCAGGAGCAAACGGAAAAAGTACATTCCTAACAATACTAGAAAAATTTATAGGAGATTACAATATAACTTCAAGTTCATTACATCTTTTGTTAAAACAAAGATTTGAAGGAAGTAAACTACTAAAGAAATTGGTTTGTCTAATTGGAGAAACTAATTTTAATATGATTACAAATACAGATCTTCTAAAAAAAATAACGGGGGAAGATACAATAAGATGTGAGTTTAAAGGAAAGGATGGATTTGATTATAAAAATTATGCTAAGTTAATAATGGCTACAAATTCGATTCCACCAACAGCAGATAAAACGGATGGATTTTATAGGAGATGGAAAATAATAGAATTTGCAAATAAATTTACTGTTGAATCAAATGTTTTAGGAAATATACCTTCAAAAGAATATGAGAATCTAGCTTTAAGGTGTTTAGAGGTTGCTAAAAGATTATGGAAAGATCGTGTTTTTACTAATGATGGAACATTTGAGGAAAGGAAACAAAGGTATGAAGAAAAATCAAATCCCATGATGCAATACGTAAAAGAAGATTATGAAAAAGATATTAATGGGGCTGTCTTTTTTACAGAGTTCTTTGAGGGATTTAATACTTACCTTGATGAAAGGGGACATAGACTATTGAGTGCCATTATGGTTGGAAAACAGCTAACTGCTGAAGGATTTCAGGTAAAAAATGCTTCAAGAGATGATAAAAATGGGAGGTTTATCTTTGGTTTAAAGGAAAAGTGAACCATATTAATGATATTAACCAATATTCTACTTATTTCTTCATGTAAGAATAGAGTGAATATACAATAATAATGTTAATAATGTTAATAGATAAACTTTAGGGTTTATACTTAAGATAAGGAAATACCTATAAAAACTAAAAAAGTCCCCCAAAACGCTTTAAAATAGCTTTATGGACTATCCTACAGGAGAACTCACAATGAAATATCAACAACAAAAACAATATAAACTTTTTTTAGAACAGAGAAAATTATAAAATGGATAAAGGAATTAATCCATGTAGATTTTGTAGTTATGATATACACAAGGATTGTGATACTAATAATTGCACTTGTGAATGTAGCAGCCAAGAAAGATTAAAACATGCAAGAGAACACTCTGAACAAAGGAAATTAAAATGAAAATCTTAAATTTATATGCAGGAATCGGAGGGAATAGAAAACTCTGGGGAGATAAACATAAAATTACAGCTATTGAAATAAATCCTAAGATAGCTAAAATATATCAAGACTTCTTTCCAAATGATAAAGTTATTATTGCAGATGCCCACCAATATCTTTTAGAACATTATAAGGAGTTTGATTTTATATGGGGATCTCCCCCATGTCCTACACATAGCAGACTAGCTTTAAGTAACTCTGGAAGGGATGAAATAAAAAATAAATACCCTAATATGAAACTTTATGAAGAAATATTATTTTTGAAATATTATTTTAAGGGAGAATGGGTTATTGAGAATGTAATTTCATATTATAATCCTTTAATAAAACCATTTGAATGTGGACTTCATTATTATTGGAGTAGTTTTATTATAAATAATATAAGAATAAAAAGTAGAATGCACACAGAAACAATAGAAGAATTAGAAAAATTTAAGGGTTTTAATCTTTCAAATTATAATGGAATTGATAAGATAAAAATATTAAGAAATTGTGTAGAACCAGAAATTGCATTAAGAATATTTAAAATGGCTTTCAAAGATAAACAAACAAAACTATGAAAGATAAATTTATTTTAGATGCTTGTTGTGGTGGAAGAGCTTTTTGGTTCAATAAAAAACACCCAAATACAATATATCAAGATATTAGAATAGCAAAAAAAGGCCATGTAAAACTAAGACCAAACCACAATGTAACCCCTGATGTTCTTGGTGATTTTAGAAAGATGAAATTTAAAGATAAATCTTTTAAATTAATTGTATGGGATCCTCCACATTTCACACAAGGGGGAGAAACAGGATGGCAAGTTCAGAAATATGGAAAATTAAATAAGGAAACCTGGAGAGAAGATTTAAGAAAAGGATTTAACGAGATTTGGAGAGTTTTAGATGATTATGGTGTTTTAGTGTTTAAATGGAATGAATATTCTATTCATATAAAAGAAGTTTTATCTTGTTTTGATGTTCAACCTTTATTTGGTCACCCTACAGCAAAGGCCGGAAAAACTAAATGGTTCACATTCATGAAAATACCAAAATGAAATCAAATCAAAGTCTTCGGCAGGTAAGTCTGTCCAGTAATGGCAGACGGGAAAGTACTATTTTTATCGTCGTACCTCGCCCAATTAATCCCTGCCGGAGCGTATTCATATTCCCACACCAAAGACAGCAGAGGAAAACATGTACCATCTTACTTTGGAGGAAGCAAGGGTTTTCGGTGTGGGCAGATCACCTCTTTTCCCCTCGCTTCCTGTGTTCTTCTCTGCTGTCCTATTCCACCCAATAAAATTAAAATAAAATGTCAGATTATAATACCACATCAAAAAAAGGAAAAACAGTTCTTAAACATAGATTGATTTGGGAGGAACATTATGGGAAAATTCCCAATGGAAAAATAATTCACCATATCAATAGAGAAAGAAAAGATAATAGAATAGAGAATCTTCAAATGGTTTCACGAGGAGAACACACCAAATTACATCCAAAAAAGAGAAATATTAGGAATAGACTCTATTTCCACACGAACCCCCAAAAACCTAAAGATATATAAAGGGTAAGGTAATATTAATATTAATAATAAAATGAGTGTAAGAAAAACTTTAAAAAACATTGAATTGAAACAAATCAAGTTTGATGAAAAGATTTATCCAAGAAGTCAATATAGTTGGCAGACGGGTTATGATTATTCTGAATCTATGAAAGTTGGGAGTAAGTTCCCACCAATTGTTGTTGCTTTATATAAAAGAAGATTAGTTCTTATTGATGGAAGACATAGATTTGAAGCAAATAAAATATTGAAGAAGAAAACAATTCTTGCAGAAGTTTATACTGGATGGAATTATCAAAGAATGTTTGAAGAAGCAATCACCAGAAACATTCAACATGGAAGACCTTTAAGTCCTTATGAAAAAAGAAATATAGCACTTAGATTAAGGAATATGAAATATAATTTAAAAGAAGTAAGCCAACTTATACAAGTTCCTTTTGATAAACTTGAAGATTTTATTGGTCAAAGATTAATAAGTGCTACTACTGGAGATACTCTTGTTGATAGAAGTGTTGTTGTAAAAAGTGCCTTTAAACATCTTGCCGGAAATAAATTTAATAAGAAAGATTTTGCTGCAATAAAGACAACGCAAAAAGAAATTTATGTAAGAGATCAAGCTGAATTACTTTCAACATTAATTAAATTAATTGAAGGAGGTTTTTTAGATACATCAAATAAAAAAGTAAATGATTTACTCAACAAATTAAGAAGTTTAATTTAATCATATTCACTGTGGGGCTTTGTTGTGCGGGGCGGTGTGTGGTGTTGCGGGGAGTGGCTTGGTAAGGTAATTTAATGATATTCATATTTGTTGTGTTGTTCTGCACTGTTCGGTAGCGTTATGTAATGTGTGGTAAGGTTCATATTCAATGTTTGGTGGGGTAGAGTGCGGTCATGTGCGGCGAGGTAAGGTATTCATATTTACAAGGACTGGTTTAGCGTTGTGTTGTATTGTTGGGTTGAGCAAGGTTCGGTAAGGCGAGGTTTCCTCGTTATTGAATTAAATAAATAAAAAATAAAATGAAAAAAATAAAAGTAGAAATAAAAGGAGAAACACCTCTCTTAATGAATAATCCGGCTTCAATGATTGAAGAAGCAGTTGGTAATGTAAAAAAAGCTGTTCGTATGAAAACAAGAACTAGAGCTGAAGTGGAAAAGGAAGCAGACAAACTTGCTTATAAGAAATCAAACGGTGAACTTTATATTTCTTCTGAAGCTATTAAAGGAAGTTTAGTTGGAGCTTCATCATGGAAAAAGATTGGTAAGTATAGTGCAAAACCAATTATTGCTGGTGGTGTTCAGATAGTACCAAGTCAGGTTGGTCTTGGGATTAAAAAATATTCTTTGGATATAAGAACAGTTGTGATTCAAAGAAATAGAGTTGTTAAAGTAAGACCAAAAATTGATAATTGGAAAGTAAGTTTTGAAATTGAATATGATGAAACACTTATTGGAAATCCTGAAATTATAAAAGAAATATTAGAAGAAGCTGGTAAGAGAGTTGGCCTACTTGATTTTCGTCCACAAAAAACAGGTAATTTTGGAAAGTTTAAAATTACTAAGTGGGTAGAATAAATAATATTTACTGTTTGGTCGGGTCAGGTTCGGTGGTGTGCGGTACGTTATGGTTAGGTATGGTGAGGAATCATATTCGCTGCAAAGTCTGGATGTGTCTTGTAGTGTGTGGTTGTGTGGGGTATGGCGAGGTAAGGAATCATGTTCACTGTTTAGCCCGGAAGTGTTAGGTGTAGTGTGGTTTGGTTGGGTAGAGTAAGGCAAGGTTAAAACAAAAAATGAAACACAAATGTAAGATCTGTAAATATGAATGGGTTGCACGAGTTAGAAAACCAAAACAATGTCCAAAGTGTAAAAGATATGATTGGGAAATAATCATGGAATTAAAAAAGAGAGAAAAGAAAAAATGAATAAGCAGCAATTAATTGAAAAATATTTTTGGGAACAAAAAAGAAAGGAGGTAATAACAACAGTTTTAATAATTGTTGGGATTTTGGTTTTAATATATTTGATTGGGATTATTTCTTTAAAAATTGATCCAGAAGGAATAAATATTGGTAGTAAAGAAGAACCATATAATTCAACTAATGTATTTGCGGTTGGTCTTTTTTGGTTTATGATTTTAACTGTTTTAAGTATGGTCTTTTTTGGATTTGGTTGGATATTATATTTAATATTTGAACAATGGCTTGAAACAAATTGGAAAAAGGCAGAACTAAGAGTTGAAGAAGAAATGGAGAATAAGAAAAAATGAAAAGAACTAAAGATGGTGGAGCATTAGTAGAATTTACTGATGGAAAAGTAGAAAGATTAAACATAGAAGAGTTTGAAAGAACTCGTGCAATTAGAAATTTAATTAGAGTTTCTGTAATAACAGGTACTATTATAATTGAAACAGTAATTGGTTCAAGTTATTTAGTAACTTTAGGTGTTACTTTTGTTATGATTGGATGGAGGTTAAGTACAGGTTGGTAAAATGAAACAAATAAAATTTGAAAAAGTCGTTGAAGGAGATAAAGAATATTTAAATTTTGCTTGGTTTTTTGGATTAGCTTCTCTCATCATTCCGTTTTTTCTTTTTATTGATAAAGCAGATTTTTTAGGAATTGTTTTTACGGCTTTCTTTAATGGAGCAAGTTTTTTGGCTTTTTTAATTTCTATTCTTAAATATGAAGATTCAAGAAAAGTATATTGGAGGAAGATGAAATGAAATCTAAATATGATTGGTGGGAAACATTATCTTTTATTTTTGGTATGGCAATGATACTTGTAGGAGTTTATGAAGATAGTTTATTATTTTTTGGGGTAGGAACTATTCTTTTGATTTATATTATAAGTTTGGGTTTAAGCGAACTAAGTGATAAAATAGATAAAATTGAGAAAAGGAAAAAATGAAACAATTTGAAGATCTTACAATAAAACAATTGAAGGAATTATATGAACAGCATAAAAGATTAAATCCAGAATTCAAAACAGCTGAAGAACTTTTAAATGAAATGGAGGAAAGAAAATGATAAAATATTATTCGAGAGATTTAATGTGGTTGTTTGGGTTTTTAGTAGCTAATTGGTATTTTATATATACACAAGCAACATCAACACAATTTTTCGTTTTAGATTTTGTAGCTTTGATTACTATGTTAGGAATTGGAAGATTACAATATGAATTAAACTCAATTAAACAAACCAGGAGGAATAAAAAATGCAAGAACAAGAAAATCTTGAAGATGTAGGAGTAGGCACAAAAGAAATAGAAAAACTAAAGCCCGAAATTGTGAAGATTGTAAAAGCTACTGTAGAACCTGTTGGAGATAAGAATTCCAAGAAAGTTGTATGTGAAGTTGAACATTCAGCAGCACAAGACAACATTAAGATTTCATCTGCTAAGATTGAAGCAAAGGCCTTTAAGTTAGCTATTGGTGGACTTTGGTTTAATCAGGATGAAGATAAAAACATAAGGAAAGGTTCGTTGTTGGCTAATTTCCTAAGCTTCATGAAAGCCGAGAAGGTAAAGGATCTTGAAGGAAAAACATGTATGACTGTAGAAGATGATTCAGGTTACCTTGTTTTCAGGGCTTACTAAAATAGGAGGGCGTTCATTCGCCCCCTCATAATCAAAAAATAAAATGACAAAAAATAAAATTATCATTGATGGTGTAGAATACATTAAACTTTCAAAATTTAAAGAACTTGAAAAGAAGAAAGTTACAATAAAAGAGGTTGAAAAAGAACTAGACTTAAAAGAATATATTATTACTGACCCTGCTAATGTTTGTTGTATTCACCCAATAAAAAAAGAGATGGGGGAAGTAGATGAAATTGATACCTCTTTAGGATTATATAAAAAAGTAGATAAACCTAAAATAACATTAGATTATAATCATTTAAAATCTGGAGCTGCTTTAACAATTAATGGAACTAGAATCTCAAAGGAACTTGTAGACCAAATTAAGAAAATTGCTTCTGTTTGGTTTTCTGATACTCCTGAAATATTTATGTATTATAATAAAGATAAAAAAGAATTTCTAAAAGATAATCCTGTAATGTTTGTATTTGGTTGTAGTATGTGTTTTGTTATAGCACCAAGAATTGAAATGGAGGATGATTAAAATGACAAAATCAAAAGAACAATTAATAGCAAATTGTACTAACAAACATGATAGAAAACTTATAATTAAAGATTTAGAAAAGCATGAAAAGATAATGAATAAATCTCATACTTTAACGTTGATAGCTGCTTTTTTTACATTTATTGGATTTGCAGGATTATTATTTAATGATTATTTTATTTTAAGTTTTATTCCCGTTTTTCCTTTAATGGGTATAGTTCTTTTTTACAATTTAAAAGAAAGTGGTATAGTATAAAATGACAAAATCAAAAGATAAACAAATAAGAGAACTTGAAGAAAAAGAACTTGAGTGGAAATTAATGTTTTTTGTTGCAACAGGATTTTTTATTATTTTTCTTTCTTTATGGGTTTTTGATATTCAAGCTCATCCAGAGTTTGAAGCCCAACTCCAATCCTGCCAGGAAAAAGTTCCTGTTTGGACTTTGAAAGTTGAATGTAATTATTCTCCTTTTGTTAATTCTAAAAGTGCCTTCATATATACAGAGATTAATTTCACAGATCATCAAGATTATTTAGAAAGTCTTGAAGCTGTTGAAGCAGGAGAAAGTGGTGAAAACTGCGAGGTGTTAGAATGAAAAATTGTAAGGATGATGAATTAAAAAAGAAAATATCTAAGAAAGATTTAGTATCTTATAAAATAACTTGGAAAGGAATGGAAGTGTCAATAAAATATAATAAAAGAACAAGATTAAAGCAAAGACTTGAACTAATAGAAAAAATAAGAAAGGATTTATATTTAATATGAAAACCTGTAAAAAGTGTGGGCATGATGAAAAAGAACATCGAGAATGGCATGGTCTAAAGAATAATTGGAAATGTTTTATATGCGGTTGTTCATGCGAGAAATTTGAAGCTGAAGATAAAAAAGAAAAGAGTCTTAATAGATTAAAGAGAGATTTCCCTGAAAAAAGTGAGAAAGAATTAAAAGATTTAGTTGATAATGGTTTAAGAATAGCAGAATTAAAACCACAAAAATCGGGCGATTTTAATAATTTAAGTGAATGTATTCAATACGAAAAAGGACTAGGACATTATATTTTTCCTTTTGAAGTGAAAACATTCATCAAGAAGATTGAAGATAATGTTTTTTGGATAGAAGATGATAAAGGAAAAGAAATGTGGGTTGTAGAATGGTATAAAATAAACAAACTAGCGGGAGAGGAACTTACTCGAAGATGAAAGAAAGAATAAGTAATCTTAATTTACTAAAACATTTTGAAGTCAAACACATAGAAAAAGGAGTATATAAAGAAGGATTTTTAGCCGGGTTAAGATTAGCTACAAATTTCAAAAAGTATGGAAGATGTTTTTGTAAGGGTAGTTCAATTTTTAGACCAATTTGTTATGAATGTCAAGAATGGTTAAAACAAAACATAGAAAAATTTAACAATAAACTAAGAAACAAATTATATAATTTAGAAACAATAAAAGAAATAGATGCGAGTGTTGTTTCTTATGAAATTGAAGAACTAAAAAAGGAGCAGAAGGGATGAAAAAACTATATTTTATTTATTGGAAATCAAAAAGAGTTAATGGGAACACTGTTATAGATATAGATTGGAAAAAGGAAAATTTAGATGATGTAATAAATAAAATAATATTTTCTATTAATAAAAATGAGGATGGTTTTAAGATTGAAAATTTAGAAATTTCTTTCTTGGTGGAGTTAAAATGAAAAAAAAGAAACTACAAGAGTATTATAATGGGAACAGTTGGTTTTGGGTTATTTTGACAATTATCCTTATATTATCTTATTTTTTTAGTACAATAAGTCATGATAATAGTTTATATGTTACATGGTTACTATTAGCTGCGATAGGATGGCAAATTTCAAAAATAGGAATGGGAATTGAAAAATGAAAACAGAAACACAAATCGCACAGGAGAATATTGAAAGTATGAAATCTTATAAAGGAAATATTGAATTATATATAAGAAATGTTATTAAATGTGGAGAACACAAATCCTCATGCGAGAGATGGTTGGAGTTTTTAGAAAATAAAATTTTGTCTAATATTTTTACTAAAGAAAAAATCACCAACTTAAAACAAGCAATTAAATTATACTCGGAGAATGGGATATGAAATTTAATTGGACTCCCATTATTATAGGGTTTGGATTGTTTTTATTATTTGGGATGTTATTTTATATCGGTTTTGTAATTATAGATTCTCATAATATTTGTAATGCTATGAATTTAACAGGATGTTAAAATGAAAAACATAAAAGAAGAAGTTTCATATAAAGAACATTTGAAAAGAAGTCAAGGAATGTCAATGCCAGATAGATTAGATAATGAACTGTTATCTTTACAAACCTTTATTCCAGAAGCAAGAAGATTATTAAGAGAAAGACTGGGATTCTGGAAGTATTGGTTTACAGATAGAATTAGGAAAGAAATTCGTATAGCAAGTTGTCTTTTTTATGAACATAAAATATATTGGGAGAATTTTGAAGTATGGTAAATAAAATAAAAGAAAAAGTTTTGAAAGATACATCTCCTTTAATTGAAGGACTTCATAATAAAAATATTGATAGTTCTTATTTTACTTATAAAGATATAAAAGATGTTATGAAAGAAGCAATAGACACAACTTTCGCCGAAGTCGGCAAGGTGATTGATACTTATAGAGCAGTTCTTATTTATGATTTTGACAAGTTTGAAGATGGTGAAAAAGTAGAAAAGAGATTTAAAGAATTAAAGATAAAACTTGGGATAAAATGAAAATATTGGGTTTTTGGTGGATTTGGTGGGGAATAACTATTGGTTTTATTAGTGGTTCTTTTGTTTATTATTTTATCAAACCATTTTGGGGAATGTTAGCATTTTCACTTGGGTTGTTTGTAGGAAGTATATTTTATATTCAGGATTTGAGGAAGTTTATAAAAGAAAAACAACGAGGTGATGATTGAAAATGGTTGTTATAATTTTTCCAGATTGGTATGTAGAAGCAGAAGAAGAATTAGATAATGCAATACATAAAATTGTATCTAATAATTTTATAGATTATAGTTTTGTAGATGACAGTAATGGTATCAAAGAAGGAAAGAGTCTTATCTTATCGAGATTAGTTAGAATTTATGAGAATGTTAATGTTGAACAAAGAGAAAAACAACAAGAATTTTTCAGGAAATTAAAACCAAAAAAGAAAAAATGAAAGTCGCAATTTACGCAAGAGTTTCAGGAACTAAGAAAAAAGAAGATGGAGAAAGAAGACAAGATATTAATAGGCAACTAGAAAATATGCGTGAATTTCTTAAGAGAAAAGGGGTTAATCAATGGAAAGAATATATTGATGATGGTAAATCTGCTTTTACAGAGGATTTTAATCAAAGACCAGCTTTTAAACAACTTCTTAATGATTGTAAAAGATTTTTTATTAAGGAAATATATATTGAAGATATGACTAGATTTTCAAGGAATCTTTCATTAGGATTGCAATGGCTTAAAGAACTTGGAAATATAGATGTCCAATTAATTTCATTGAAAGAAGGAGAATTTGAAGTTACAAGTTCTAAAGGTTGGATTCAGTCAACTATGATGTTAATGATGGCTGAATGGGAATCTAGAATTAGAAGTGAAAAAGTTAAGTCTGGGATGAGAAAAGCCAAAAATCTTGGAAAAAAGATTGGTGGATTCAGGGGGGGTAAGAAACCTAAGAAGAAATCAAAGAAGAAAATTGGAGGTGTAGAGGTTAGCCTATAAAATGGAAACATATTGGGAAAGAAGAAGAAACAATCGAGAAGAAAATCATAGTCCAAAGGAGCAGATACAAAGTGAAGCACATCCTTCACTCGGTTCTGATGTGAGAAATTTGGGTAGTTTATCTAACAAAACTGCTTCGGAGGACGCTTTAGAAAAAAGACCAACTAAAAAGAACTCACAAAAAGAAAATAAAAAACATCCCTATAAGAAGGTGAGGAAATGAATGAATATATAAAATATTTTAAAGAGAATTTTCTTTGGTTAAGTTTAATTTTAATTATATTTTTAAGTTACCTTTTTAATCCTATTGGTTATAATAATGCTTTTTATATTACTTGGTATATATTAGCAGCTATTGGTTGGGAGGTTTCCAAATGCAACAGGAAAAAATGAAACTAAGTAAAGTAATATTTTTGTTAGGGTATTTTAGTATATCAATGAGTTTTTTAGGATTTTTAGTTTGGGAAAATTATTCTTTTCTTAATTTAATTATTATTGCTATTGCTCTTAATCTTTTAAGTGTACACATGGAGAATCATGGATTATGATAGGAAAAATATTAACATTCATAAGTGGAGCAATAATGGGTTTTGTAGTTGGCTTAGTATTCGGTTCAGAAATCGGAAGATGGTTTGTAGATCAAGTAATAAATTATATTCAATCGAGGATTTGAAATGACAGACAAAACAGATAAGGGATTTGTTATAATCTATGATGAAGCTCCACAAGAATGCCAATTTTGTTTCGAGATAAAAGAAACAAGACCTTATAGTAAAGATGAAAGAGAAATATGTTTTGATTGTATGACTGCTACGCCAGAAGCAGAAAAAGAAGCTGAAAGGAGATTTAAGAAACTATTAAATGAAAAAACTAGAACAACTCAAAGAAGCAATAGCAAACACCCCACCGGATAGATTGGCCAAGATCGAATATCAAAGCCACTTCATGCAGATGCTTGGGATTTCAGTAGTATGTATTATGTTAGTTGTAAAAGGTCTTTGGTATATTATCTTTGCATTTATATTTGGAATCAGTATTTCATATACACAGGGAATTACAGCTTACAAGAAATATCAAAATATTAAGGCCATGCTTGGAGAAGAAGATCCGTTAGGATTTGAAACAGACATTTCTCCAACACGAAGAAGAAGTAAAATAATAACCCATGTATTTGGAACAAATCCCACCTGGCAATCATCACTCCTTGCTGTTGCAATTCCATCATTAATTTTAGTACCTCTTGATATTTCAAGATGGCTTATGGTTCTAGCTTACCTCATAGCAATACCGACAACTTATGTTTTGATTTACTTTTTCCTTTTCTATTGGGTTGCTTATCCAACGTATAAAAAGGAGGTATTAATGAAGAAATGAAAATTTCATATATATTATATTATCTTACTTCAGCTATTATTCTTTTATCTTTATTATTTACTTTTCAATTTATAGGAGAATATGTAAATGGATGGAATAGTTTTGCTAGTCTTATTATAGCAACTATTACAGCTTTTATAATAATTTATTTACATTTAGAATATCATATAGAATATTTAGAATCACAAAATGAATATAAAAAAAGCCCTCGAACCAAAAGACGTAGAAGAAGTTAGACCAGGATTATTTGTTAAAGCAATCCCAACGAGAAAAGGTTCTGTTGAATATAGACAGGTCAAGCCATTAGTTTGGAAAGGAAAATGGATGTTGAGGGGACAGATAAAATGGATGAATATTATTATAGTAATTATACTGATTGGACTTTTTGTTCAAGGAGCTAAGTTTGTGAGGTTCTATGAAGAAGTCAATTCAGATCCTGTGGCTTTCTGTCAGAATGTATCTATTATAAGTCCAGGAAATTTTGGGGTGAGAAATGAAAATACCAATACCATACAATTTGATATTGCAGAAACTCCTACAGCACACGAACCGTAATAATATAATAGGGGTGAAGGCGGCAAAGTATTATGTGGCCATTTGTTTTAGAGTGAGCCATCAAGTAATAGCACAGATGTTTTTTGAAATGAAAGACTTAGGATTGATCGAATTTATTAATCATACTGAAATAAAAATATTAAGAGATTCTTTTTGAATCCTTTTTCTTAGGAATTAGATATCCATATTCGTCTAGCAAGTCCATAATCTTTTCATTATATTCTTCATAATAAAATGTCATTTTATTTCTATTAGATTTTTCTCTTTCTTCATAGAAAGTTTTTTCAGTTTTTCTTAATTCTTTTCTTTCATCTTTTTCTAAACTCTGAATGAATCTAAACTTCACAGACTTCAAACACCAGAAGGCCTTAAGGATGTTGCCATTAATATATAGGCGGTTGGCAGTGTTCAACAGGTTCTGTATCTCACCCACTATACCTGCTGAAAGATTCCATTCAACTTCTTTATTATGTGATAAATTCTCTTCCATATTAAGTATTATATTATAATTGTTTTTTGTTTTTGTTCATTTTCCCGTTATTTAGGGGTATTTTGGAGGCGATTTAGTATTCTTTGTATGGTTGGAATACTAACTTCAGCATATTCTGCCACCTTCTTGGTTTTATATCCATCAAATCTAACCAATTTAAAGATTAATGCTTCATAGGACTTCTGTTTTTTTGTTGTTGGCTCTTGGGTGAGGAATTTATCAATGGCTATTTGCTTTTGTACCTCATATTTAGTTTCATTTACTATGAATTCCTTGACAAATCGCCCTATAAAGTTTGCTCTGGGCTTACCATAGTCATAGAATTTCTTCCCATACAAGTATAATAGTTTTATTCTATCAAAATTATCGCCCTTTGCCTTAAAAAATGTAGCAAATCTACCCCTATCAACCAATCCTTCCCCATAAACGTGCATTAATGCGTCTGCCCTTGATAAAACAAGGTTTTTATCAAGATCAAATATGGAATTTACACAAAAAGCAACATAAATCTTCTTACTTCTTATCATTGACATGGCCTGAATTATCATTTTATTAACAGAAGACATTGCAGAACGTGAAGAAAGTATCATTGCTTCATCAAAACTATGGTAAGAACCTGGTTTTGCATCTGCCAGTCCTCTTAAAAATTGTTCTGGATCATAATAAATATTTTTTAAATCAAAATTTGGATCAAGATAATATCCTGTTTGATTTGAAAGAGTTGTTTTACCTTTCCCGGATTTTCCATCGAAGATTACAACAATAGAAGTGTTATGATTTTCAACTGCTTTCTTAAAATCATCTAAAAGTTGTTTATAGTAACCATCAATATATACTTTTTTTTCTTTTTCTTTCATAAACAACTCCTCAATATTATTAATTAATCTATTCTTTTAAATTCTTCTAATTGAGAAGAGTTTATAATATGTTTTGATTTAAATAAAGTGAGGAGGATAAATATAATGGCTTTAGGCAGATTGTTAGAGGGATTCATTACAATACTTATTGGAGTAAACTTAATTCCATCAGTTGCAGACCAGGTTGTTGCAGCTCAAGCAGGTAATGTTACTGGTTCATCGTCCACGATTTTGGGTTTGGTAACTTTATTCTTCGCACTTGGAATTATGATTGCAGGAGTAAATATTGCGGTAGGAGGACTCCAAGATGTTGGACTTATCTAACTGTAATTATATTGTTTCAATATTAGGAGATTTTCTCAAATGAAAGTTTCCTTAATCTTTATTTCTTTTATTTTTTTAGTTATTACTCTTTCTTATTTTGTTTCTTCCCAAGTTGTTCAAACACAGGTTATAGAATTAACAGAAAAGGTTAGGGACTTTTTTGTTGAAGCAACTAAAGGAAATATTGTTGGGCAAACAGCAAAAAATAAATTTGGGGTAAATTTAGCTGTTGGAACAGTAGAAGAAGATATTCAAAGTCAAGGTGGAACATTAATTTTCTTGCAATCTGCAGAACTTATTGGTATTATATCTTCTGATACAACAAATGATATTCTTTTAGGAGCAAATGCCAATTCTGTTTTCATAGAAGGATTAGATGAAAATTTTACTGAAATCTCAGAGATAGTTAATTTAAGTGGTATAACAACAAATACTGTTCAAGAATATATTAGGGTAAATGGAATGAAAGTTAATCAAGTTGGAAACTATACTGTAAGCAATGCTGGAACAATTACTGGAACAGCAGCAGTAAGTACAACTGTTCAAATAGAAATCCCTGTTGGATCAGGACAAAGTAAAACAACCCATTTTACAGTTCCTGTAGGTCAAAATTTAATAATAACTTCTTTTAGAGTTACAATGGATACGGGAAAAGAAGTCGATATTGCAGCAAAGTTTAGAGAAAATGCTGATGATATAGTTCCACCAGTAAGTCCAGTTAAAACAATTAGAGATCTAAAAGGATTAAGTTCTCCTACTTCAGGTATTAGTTTGGGTAATTTAAAGTTTGATGAAAAAACAGATATTTGGGTAACAGGAGTTACATCAATAGGAACGTCACAAATAGAAGTAAATTTTGATTTTGTACAATATGCTATCGGTCAATAAAAAAATATGGTTAATAGTTTTAATGAGTTTTTTCTTAGTTAGTAGTGTATCTGCTGCATTAACCTTTGAACAATCAAAAGATATTAATATAAAAATAGTTTGTATTAATGCTGGTTTTTGTACTGCTGCAGCTCAATGTAATGCTTCTATTTTTAGTCCTTCAGAAGTTGTTCTTTTAGATGGCGTTGAAGCAACCCCATCATCTAGTTTAGCATTTCATAATATTACTTTAAATTCAACACAAACAAGTCAACTAGGAACATATCGAGTTGGAGGATTTTGCAAGGATGGAAGTGTTACACAATTAATTGATTTCGATTTTGATGTAACTGCCAACGGTGAACCATTCCAGGAATTTCCAACGGCTTTTATAATAATTATTTTAGGAATTGTTTTCATTATTTTAGGATTATTTAATGAAAAGTTTAGATTATTCAAACACATGGGATCTATTGTTCTAATGGTGATGGGAGTAATAACTCTCTTTCCGGGATATTCATTCATAAATTGGACAACTCTTACTGGAAAAGTTATGGGATTCTCTCTCATAGCATTGGGATTTTATTTCTTAATTGAAGATAGTTTTTCAAGGGATGAACAAGATCAACGTTTTACACAAGAGGAGAGTGGAAATGATTTTGAATAATCATAAGGAGGTGGTAAAGAAATGTTAGAATTCTTAGAATACTTGGATAAGGGTTTTTGGATAAAATTTATTTTGGTTGGAGCAGTTATTATAATTCTTCCAGTTTGGATTTTTAATATTGTTGAAATTTCTTTTTTATATAAAGTACTTTATACCCTTGCAGGTGGAGTTGGTCTGTGGTTAGCTCTCAGTGGTAAAACTATTGGGAGGAAACATTGATGACAATAATTATTGACTTTATGGTTGGTGGAGCAATGAGAAAGGTATCTGTTAATAAAAGAAAAGTTTCTTTTTTAACACCTGAATTAAACTTTGTTCCTTTAATCATAGATTTAGATAAACTTGATGAACAGAAAGAAAGAATAGAAAAAATGAATATGGATGAAGAACAAATTGAAAAACTTGCAGCATTAAAGACAGAGAAACAAATAGCCAATGATATAATTAAGGATTTTAAACAATCAGGATGGAGGTTAGTACATCAAGATGGGAATAGTTGATGGTTTAACAGCTTTGGCAGTTATTATTGGCTTTCTTTATATAATACTTGCTCAAATGACTAAAAAAAACCCAGAGCTTCTTGATAAACTTAAAAAATATTTTACCTCAACACCTAAACCACAAGAAGAGGTAAGAGATAGAATGGAACAAATATATCCTGAAAAAAGGATGGGATTATAAAATGAAATATAAATTATATAGATTTGAGTTTTCTTCAATACTAATAGGAATTTTTTTCCTTTATCTTGTTTTTACTTCAATATTACAATATAACTTTCATTATCAAGAATCTAATTTTTTTAGAATTATGTTATCTGTTTTTTATGTTTTTGGTTCTTTTTCTTTAATTGAGGGAAGTTCTTTATTGAGATCACGATATAAAAAAGATGAAGAATTTAAAAAAAGAATAGAGAGATTAAAATAAAATGCCTGAAGAAGAAATAACACCAGAAGAAATTGAAGAGTATCAAGAAGAACAAAAGGTAGAAGGTGAAGAATCAGATGAAGATAGATTATCTGCACAACAAGAGATGGCAGAACTTTATGGATCTCCTGAACCAGAAGAAAAACATAACCAACATACTTTTTTGAGTAATGCTATTAAATCAAAAGATACGGTTAGAACTACATTTCTTTCGGAACAAGAAATAGGTAAACCTTTGTTTAGTGTAAGGTTTCTTTTAGATATGGAAGATGTTTCACACCATTATCTTGACGGTTTTGCTGAAAAATTAAGTGGAAAAAATAGAATTTCCGATTATTTTTTTAATAAAGTTCAAAACATTACTGACTCTGGTATGAGCAATAAAGGATTTGCAATGAACTTAAATGTTACAAGAAAGATGGATACAACAAGAACTAGAGTTAAAGGAAACATAGAGAATTTACAAAAGGGAGGTAAAAGAAGATCATGAAAAAAGACGAATATATTGATTTAGGAGTTAAAGCTAAAGAAGAACCTGTACCAAAACCACAAAAAGAATCACCTATTCAAATGGAAGAAGCAAAAGAACCTGTAGATGAAAAAGGAAAGAAGAAACTTACTTGGTGGTCTAAAATGTTCAAATCCAAGAACTTTGAGAAGCCAAAATTAATTGCGGTTCTTTTTTTAAGGAATAATGGAAGAGCAGAAACAATGCAACTAGAAGCTAAGAATGGTTTCTTTAATATAGATAAAAAAACTTATCACGAAAGAAAAGATTGTACTTGGGTTGTTGGTAAGGATAGAATTCCTTTGGCCATTATTCCTGAATGGAGTTTGATACCTCTTGGAACACAGGAGTGGCAAGATAAACCTATGCTTGAAAAGTTCAATGAATTACAAGACCATACTCTAAAAGGAATAAGACACGCTGAACTTGTTAAAGTTGGAGGTTTTGACACTGGAAACTTTTCCACAAAACAATTAATACTTTGGGGGCTTGTAATACTTGTGGGTGGTATTATAGTGGCAAATTATATATGAGTAAAGATAAAAAAGAACATAAGAAAGGGTATTTAACAGCGAAGCTTACGTTCTTTGATTGGGGTTGGAGAGATAATGTGGTTTATAGTACAAGAGCTACCCAGAATGAAAAAGAAAAAGGATTGGCCATGTTGGAAAAACTTAAAAATTTCTTTGGTGTAAATAGGTTTGATGAAGAAGAATTTAAAAATAAAATGATTGAAATGCAGAAAGAAGCATTTACTCCCACAGAATATCCCAAAGGAAAAAAACCAATTAAGTGGACTCGTGATGATCAAGGAAAAATAGTTTCTCCTTTTGATAAGAAAAAATGAATAAAACTACTTGGAAGACATTGGCAATTATATTTATTATTCTATTTACTTTAGAAACTCTTTTTATTATTTGGGCTTGGGATTATGGAACAGATATATTAGAAGAAGAATCTGAATGTGTTTTGAACGTTTGTGCTGATGGTGAATATGATGCTTACATTTATGATAGTATAGAAAATATTTGTTATTGTTACAAAGATGGTGAAATTGCTTATAAGAAGTTCATTAGATAGAAGATTTTAAATAATATATTTTACTAGTAAAATAAGGAGCTAGTAAAAATGTCTAATAAGTCTATGATTAGAAAAGTTTTTGTTAACAAGAAAACTAAACAAGCATCTGTAACTCTTTCTAAAAAAGAAATGAAAAAAATAGATCCTACAATAAAATTTAGTGATAAGCTATTTGTAGAATTACGCATTTTCAAGGAGAAGAAATAATGGTAACAGTACAACAGGCCAGACAACAATTAACTCAACAACAACAATTACTGACTCAAGCAAGAACACAAATAGAAAGAACAACTTTACCCCCACTAACTCCTGCAGAATTAAGGGCTAGAGGAAGAACTGAAATACTGCAGAGAGAAGCACAATCAAGACAACTACAATCAGCAAAACAAAAAGAATTAACCAAGTTAAAACCAGCAGAACAACAACTAGCAAAAGCTGAAAAAGAAATCGTTCGTGTTGAAGAAGCAATTAAAGAACAAGAAAGACAAAGAAATGTTTTTGAAGGTGCATTGAAGGCCTTCCTTTCTAAAAGACCCGGAGCAATATTTGGATTAAGTAAATTGGGGAAAAAATTCTTTAGACAATTTTTGGCTGGAAGAAGAAGAGCAGTTGAAACATCAATAGAAGAAGCAACAAAAAAATTAGAAGAAAAAGGAGTTAAAGAAATAAAACCCATCTTCGAACCCGGAAAAGCACTTCCTGTTGGAGTTACTGGTGTTCCAGTTAGAGTTGATATACCAATACCAAAAATACTAATTAGCAAAGAAGAAATAATCAGAAGAGAAAAACTTGACCCCGCACTTAGATTTTTTACTGTAGAACTTCCTGAATTTGGGAAGACTGTTTTTAAGAAATTATTTCCTCCTGGAATTAGGAATAAACCTCCAGGAGAATTTGTAAAAGAAGTCCAAACAAAAGGTGATGAATTTATAGTTAAACTAGAAGATGTTAGAACAAATATTGAAGAATTTTTAGATCCTACTCAAAAAGACTTAAGACAATTAGCTGAAAGAAATTTTAATTTTTTAGAAAGACAACAAAATTTCCTAAACGAAGAAATAGAAAATTTTAATAGAGAATTTGGTGAAGGAAAAGAACTAGATGAGAAACAATTTGCAAAAGGACAAGAAATTGGTAATGCTCTTAAATTTAAACAAGAAACATTAACTTTTAAAATAGAAAGTATTGATGAAAGATTAAAGAGAGATAGAGAAGAAATAGAAAGAGATCCATTAACATTCTTTAAAGAAACTTTAAAAGCCATAGCAACTAGTCCAATAACTGTTGCACAATTAGGAATTGGTGTTTCTACTAGACCAATAAAAACAACTCAACAATTTATAGAAGAAATAAAACAATTACCCTCTACTATTTCTGAAAGACCATTTACTACTGTTGGACAACTAGTTGGTACCGCCATAGGAACATCTATTTTGGCTAGAGTTATTTTAACTACTCCTAGACTTTTTAGGGGTGGTAGATTGGGAAAGACATTGGTGACAGAAGAAGAATTAAATGTTGCATTAAGAAAAGGTGGTAAATCCCTAGAAAAAATAAGAGCTCAATTATTAAGATTAGCTAGAGATAAAAGAGCTCAAAGTCAGTTGGATGTTTTATTAAGAAAAAAGAAAAAGAAAGGTGATATACAAGAATTAACAGATACCTTAGAAGATTTAGTTGATTTAGAAAAGGGAGGAGATACATTTGCAAGACAAAGAATAAATGAAATTATCAGAGAATTTACAAAAAAATTTAATGAAGAATTAAATAAAAAACTTAGAGCTCCTGCAGAAAGACAAAAATTAACTATAGATTTTCGAAAGGTTCTCAATACTTGGAGAGAAAGAGGAATTATAGAAAAACCAACATTTGTTATAGGGGGAGCTCCTGTTCCTTCTGCTGTTGGGGTTTCCCCTATTGGGAAAATTAGTGTTCCTCCTTTTGGGATAACTCCCCCTAAAGTACCATTAAAAGGAACTATCTTAGCTCGACAAGCAGCTACTTTTCTTTCAGAAATAAACAAATTAAGAATAAAAAGATCAACACTTCAAAGAGATATTGCTTCACAAAGAAATAGAATTACAATATTAACTGCTCAAAAATCTTCTCAACAAACAATTCAAAAAGCTAGACAAAAACTACAACAATTAATCAAACAAGAACAATCACTAATTCAATCATCTACAACATTACAAGCACAAAGAACACTTCAAATACAAAAACAAATTTTAAAACAAAAACAAATACTTAAAAAAAGATTGTTAAAAGTTGGAAAACCATTTAAACCTATTAAACCATTTATTGCTTTTTTCAAAAAACCCCCAACAAAACCCAAAAGAAAACTAATAAGAGTTGCTTTAAAAAAAGGGGGATATGATGTTTTTGTTAAGAGCAAAGGAAAATTTAAAAGAGTTAATATAAATCCTCTGGGAAAAAAGAAAGCACATGACTTGGGTTCATGGCTTGTTGATAGATCGACCGCAAGAACATGGAAAAGAAAACAAGTTCCTTTCAAAGCACAAAAACCAATATTAAAAGTTCCTTCAGCTTACTTCAAGAAAACAAGAATAAAATACAGAGGAAGAAAGATTAAAGGAAAAATCCAGCCACTTATAAATTTAGGAATTGAGAAAAGAAAATTTGCTATTGATACAAAAAGAGAAAAACAACAATTATCTGCTGCTAGAGTTAGAGCAGAATTATTTAGGAAAGCAGGATTAAAAAAACCTAGAAAAATACCACTAGGATTAAAAGCAACTAAACTAATAAAATTTAAAAGAAGATGACAAAAGAAAAGTTCTTTGAAAGAAACAAGAATCTGGTTAACAGATTCGTAAGGGGAAGACTCGCTAAAACGGGGAGAACTGTTCACGGAACTAGGGCAACCAATGTTCAACTCCCAAAATTCTTAGGAAGAAAACCCACAGTTGATTGGGATGTATTTGCAAAGAATCCAAAGAAAGCTGCAATAAATATGGAAAGGTTTCTGGATAAAAAGTTTAAGGGAGATTTCTTTGATGTTAGAGAAGGAAAGACCAAAAGACTAAAAGTTCATAAAGTATTTTCAAATGTTACTGGAGAAACTCAAGTTGATTTTTCAGTTCCAGATAGAAAAGTTCCAACTATTTCAAAAAGAAATGTTAGGTTTGCAACATTAAAAGACCAAGTTGAAAAAGCAAAAAGCAATTTAAAAGATCCTACCAAATTGTTTAGAGCTGAAAAAGATAGAAGTTTGGTAATGAGAGTTAAAAGATTTGAAATGTTGAGGATGAAAAAAATAACATAAAATGGTAAAAAAAAGAATAAAGAAAGATTTATTGGAAAGGATTTTTTTTGGGAAACCAACTAAAAGAAAAGCTAAAGTAAAAAAAGAGAAAGTTAAATTTAAAGCTATTTCGCCTGAAGAAATAAGAATAACATTAAAAAGTAGAATAGAAAGAACAGCCCAAAAAATATTAGATAATCCAAGAGCATCTGGAATAGAAAAAGCAAGAGCTAGGAGGATTTTATCACAATGAACAAACGTGGACAAATGGTTGGCTTCGCACTTTTAACAGCAGTATTTGTATTTATCTTAATTGCATTTGTAACGATTGAACCTCTAAAAGAAAATTTAGATAATGCAAGAGATTCCACCGCATTAAACTGTAGGGGAACGGTGAACTTTAATCAAACGGCTTTTGATAATGATGAAGGAAATACCATTGCTAAATTAACAAGAAGGCCAACTTGCTTTGTATCTGGATTAACTATGGTTTGGTTTATTGGTACTTATTTGATTTTTGTGGTTATGTGGTTAGCTAAGAATTGGACAAAGAAAAGGAGGATACGAACATGAAAAAATTAATGTTATTAATTTTTATTACAATTTTATTAATTGGAATTGTAAATGCTATTGATTTTGATGATGTAAAAAGTTATGATATAGATAAAAAAATATATACACTAGAAAACTTTTTTGGATTGGGAAAGAATATTGCAGATTTAGAATTAAAAACTCCACAAAATAATATTGTTCCTCGTGGTTATCAAAAAGTAGCAGAGATTGAAATTAGAAACAGAGAATTTGATTATGACCAAATAATTAATGGAATAGAACTTTATAATATTAAAGATAATATGAATGAGGTTGTTAGAAATGTTGATTATAAATATAAGACTTTTGAAGAGGTTATTGTAAATGATTATAAAAATGTCTGTACAATTAAAACATCTACTAATGGAACGATATATGAAGAATGTTCTCAAGAATTAGCAGGAAATCATATTGAACAAAAACAAGTTTGGAAAGATTTTACAAAGAATTCTTTATTAAAAACAGAAAACATAACTCTTGGTATTTTTACAGATGTTAAGAAGAATGATAAAATTGAATGGATTATTAATGTTTATGGGAATGAAAGATTGACAGCGTGGGCACTTTGGACAGAAAGTATGATAGTTGATGTAATAGCTCACTATGACATGAATGAAACTTCTGGAACAAATACAGATAATGTTTTTGATCATACAAATAATGGAACTTCTAATAATATGAGTTTTATTGCTTGGTTTATTGAGAATGGTTATGATTTTAACGGAATAGATACTGATATTACTTTTAACAGATGGATACAAGATGAAACTTTTAATTGGACTTATAATTTTTGGATAAATGTTAGTGATACTTCAGGAGATCAAAGATTTTTTACGCCAAGAAATGATACTCTAATGATTGCAAGATACGGAACTACTGGAGAAGGTTGTGTCGTAGCTAATTATTGTATATTGTTTGATGGCACATGGCGAGAAACAGGATTAGTTGTTGGTGTTGGAGATACTACAATGGTAACACTAAGTCATAACGGGACAGGTTTAAGGTTTGGATTAAATGGAACTTATTTAAGCTATTTCGAAGGAACTCCTGTTGCTCCAAGCGGAATAAATACTTTTGGAGCTGGAAGTGGCGGTGTGAATTTTGCTGATATGCAAGGGGATGAATTTACAGTTCTTAATAGGTCTGTTAGTGATACAGAATTATTAAATGATTGGTATAATGGTGGAGAGGGGAGAGTTTTTAGAGATGTTTTTACTCCAATAATAACTTTAAATTCTCCTGTGGATAATTTTAGTACTTTAAATCAAACAATAATTTTTAATGGGACAGTTGATAGTCCAACAAATGTAACATTATTTATAGATGGGACTTTAAATGAAACAAATTCTTCTGGAATAAATGATACAAATTATTTATTTACAAAAACAATTTCAGATGGAAATCATAACTGGACTTATGAATCTTGTAATAGTTTTGGGTGTTCAATAGCAACAACAAGAACTTTTACAATCAGTCGTTTTTTAGAAAACTCCCAAACATTTAACCCATTTACGTTTGAAACAAAAAGTGAGGAATTTATAATTAATATTACAACCGATCCAAGTTCTACTCCATCTAGTGCTAATTTAATTTATAATGGAACTGATAAAGGAAGTGCAACAGTAACAAGTTTAGGTAATAATAATTTTAATATATCACAAACAATAGATATTCCTACTGGAGATGGAAATAATTCATGGTTATTTAATTTAACAATTGATAGTGTAATAGAAAGTTCTTCATCACAACAACAAAGTGTTGGTCTGATAAATTTAACATTTTGTCAAGCAGCTCCTCAAAATATTCCTTACTTAAATTTTACATTTACAAATGAAACTACAAATCAAGAAGATGTTACTGCCTTTATAGATTCATCATGGACTTATTTTCTTGGTGGAGGATCCGTTACAAAAGATTTAAGTTATGCTAATGCAACTGAAGCTTTTAATTATGATTTTTGTTTTAATCCACCAAATCAAACTTTAACAACAAGTGTAAATATTAGTTATAATAATCCTGAAAGTCAACAAAGAATTTCAAATTTAGTATTTTCGACTTTAACAAATTTAACTACACAACAACAACTTTTCCTACTTCCAACAAATCTTGGATTGTTTACTCAATTCTTCACACAAGATACTATAGGAAATACTCTGGTTGGTGTTCTCGCTACAATTACAAGAACTCTTGTTGGTTCACCAATAACAATAACATCAGACACTACAGATGGTTCTGGATTAGTTGTTTTCTTTTTAAATCCAGATGTAACATATACTGCGACTTTTTCTAAAACGGGATTTTTAGATAATGTGTTTAGTTTTATTCCTATCACAGATTTAAGAACAGTTACTATGGGTTCTACAACAATTACTATTGTTAATGGTTCTACAATTTCTCTTGGAACAAGTTATGAAATACAACCATCAAATGAAAGCTTAAACAATAACACAATTGTTACATTTAGTTTCAATGTAACAAGTGGAGAAACAATTACTTTAATAAGTATGAATATAACAAACTCAACTACACAAAGATTATTTGTAAGTAATGCCGGACAGGGTTTTATTTCTGGAACAGTTAATACAGATAATAATACAAGATTATTTGGAGAATTTATAATCCAAACAGACAACGAAACATTAACAATTAAAAGGGTTTGGTTTATTGGCTCTGAATTTATTGGAGATTATTCATTATTCAGACAACTAACTTTATTTAATGATTATGGGTTTGATGAGTTTATAAAATTCCTAATTGTTTTAGCAACGATTGTTGGGTTGTTAATTTTCATGTCGGGAGATAATCAAATTGAGGATGAAATTAAAATGGCTGTAATAACTTTAGCTGTTTGGGGCTTTAGCATTGTTAGATGGTTGGATACAGGTATTGTTGTTGGTTCAAGTACAGCAAATATAAATGCACTAACACAATTTAGCAACCAATATGGAATAGCAATATTAACTACTGCCGGAGCTACATACT